AAACCCCAAATACACATATGTCCTGCGCACTAACAACTGGTTACACACTCGGCTGCCGTGATTCAGTCGGTGGCATCAAAGCAATTTACGTCCAAAACTGGATTTCTACCGGGTCCTGCAACGTTAACCTTTCAGGTGCGGTTACGGGGTTCACCGGGTACAATGCAAGCGGTTTTTTTGAATACGACTTGACCAAAGCCACGTCATCCATGACCGAAACTTTGAATGCAAGCATGGAGAATGGCACAATCTTCTACTCACCGGAGGTTACATTCACCATCAACAAAATGCAAGTCGCAGTACGCAATGAACTCCGTTTGCTCGCTCGTAGTAAAGTCATCGTCATCGTTCAAGACAACAACAGTCGTTACTGGTTGCTGGGTGCTATAAATGGCCTTGAGGCAACCGCTGGAACTGCTGGAAGTGGTACTGCCTTTGGCGACCGAAACGGCTACGAAATAACGCTTTCTGGAATGGAGCCTGAACCGATGTTCCTAATCGCATCAACAGTCTTTACACCATCGACTACGCAGATACTCGGTTCGTAGTATCTTTGACTTAGGTTTTCATCATCTGAGGTTTGAGAGGGGCAGTCAGCAATGGCTGCCCTTCTTATTTTTACCCCATGAAGATTTGTATCGTTTACAACGCTCATCCAACCGGGTGCAGTTTCTACCGCCTTGAAATGCCGAACGCATACTTGGGCGACAACTACCCGGAGTTTGACTATGTGTGCGTCGAGAATATCACCACCATCAGCGACGAGGGGCTTCGTTCAATAGACCTGTTTTTATTCAGCAGGCTTTGGTGTCAGGGAACCATGGAGCAAGTCGAAAATGTTTACAAGGCCCTCACTCAATTCGGGGCCAAAGTTATCCTTGACCTTGACGACTACTGGGTCCTTGAATCGGGCCACATCATGTACCGCCACTATCACCAAACCAAACTTGCAGAGGTCATCCGTAAGCACATCAAATTAGCCGATTGGGTTACCTGTACCACCGAACATCTTGCTGCCCGCATACGGCCTCTAAACGCCAATGTGAGCATCCTGCAGAACGAGCCATACGAAGCCTACCAACAGTTCATCCCCAACCCCGAAGAAGAACCCGACAAACACCTCGTGAAGTTCGGTTGGTTCGGAGGTGCGCAGCACGGGGAAGACATGGAACTGCTCCGTGAGGGGATGCAGAAGTTACGCTGGGACGCAAACTTGGATGGCAAATACCGGCTCTATCTTGGAGGCTGGAACGACAACAACCCCGTTTACGAGGGCTACGAGAAAATCATAAGCGACCAAGGGAACAACCCGAACTACGGACGCATTCAAGCAGCGGACATCTACTCCTACGTTGGGGGCTACAACTTCGTGAACGTAACCCTTGCACCGCTCCGGGACACCAAGTTCAACAAACTGAAATCCGAGTTGAAGGTGGTTGAGGCAGGGTGGATGAACAAGGCCATCATCGCATCCGAAACCATCCCCTACACCGATGTCATCCGACACGGGGAGAACGGGTTTCTCGTGCCTTACAACAAGCCGAAAGATTGGTATAGGTACATCAAGCAGTTAATCCTTGACCCCGACCTGCGTAAGGGCTTGGCTGACAACCTCACGAGGGACATTAAAAAGCAATTCAACGTGGCCGAAACCGCCAAGAAGCGGGCCGAACTATACAGGCAGATTGGGCGCAAATTGTGAAATTCGGGGGCATCGCACATTTACAAGCAGATGCTTTACCTGAACCCTGACACGACCAACACGATTACCGTTACTTGGACCGAGCGTTCCAGCACGGGCGACCGCTACATCTTGCGCCTTACAAGCATCGCAAAGAACACCACGACCGATTTCACCCTGCTGAAATCTGCCAACCTTTCCAACTATACCAACCGCTATGACCAATTTTCGATTGCCGTGGGGTCGCTTGAAACAGGCTCGTATAAATATGAAGTTTACGATACCAATAGCACGGTTGCCGCTGCTTTGGCGGTCGTTGAAACGGGCTTGGCATTTATACAAACCGCAACGATAGGCTTCAACACCTACGCCAATTCAATTACTTACAATGTTTACGAGGCATCCGACGAGGGTGTCTTTGATTCCACCTTTGACCAATCCTTCGCATGAGCGTACTAACACGAAGCCAACTCCAAGCGAGTGCATTAACGATAACCAACGAAACCGCTGCCGGAGCGAACACCGCTGCACGGGTAGGCGGTTTATTCGACGACCTTGCAGACACCGCAACGCTTGACCGGGAACGGGGCTTTGCGAACCTATACCTTGACGAAGCCAAAAACTTTACCCCGACGCAAGGGCAGGCCGTTAAGTTGACAACCCCGCTCAAAAGCGGTTTATTGTCAACCTACAATTTCACAAGGACCACCACCGCCATCACCTACACAGGCACAACGGGCGCAGCCCTTCGCATTGCTGCATCCATGGTCTTTGCGCAGGGCAACAACCACCAAGTCAAGGCTTACATCGCCAAGAACGGAAATCCCATAGACCAGTCAATGACTGATATCACAACGAGCCACAACAACGGCCATGCCTTTTATACGGAGGCCTACGTTACGGGTGCGGTCAACGATGAGTTCACCATCTACATCAACGCAATTTCAAGCGGTGCAAGTATCACGATTTCGGCCCTTTCATTCACAGTTCATACGCTATGAGTAATAAATCTACTCAACACTTCACCCAATGGCTTGGGATAGAACATAAGGTTCCTGTAATGCTGGAGAATAGGTCCGGCAAGTACATCACCTACGGCTTTGCGAACGAATACCCCTACTACCTGCTGGACAACTATCGCAGGTCCTCAAAACACAACGCTATTGTCAACGGCAAGGTGAACTACATCATGGGCGGAGGATGGCAGGCAGGGGACAACCTGACCGTGGAGCAAGAGGCCCGCTTCATCAAGTTTTTTGACGGACTTTCCAGCACCGAGGACCTGAACGACATCACGGAGAAACTGGTCCTTGACTTAGAGATTTTCAACGGCTTTGCAGTTGCGGTTACTTGGTCCAAGTTGGGGACCATCGCCAAGATGGAACACGTCCCATTCGAGAAGATTCGTGTGGACAAGGAGGAGAAGATGTTTCAGGTGGCCGACTGGTACAACGACGACATGATGCAGTTGTTCCCCAAGGTCGGGGACATCGAGAAAATCCCGGCCTTCGACCCGGAGAACCGCCTCGGAAAGCAGTTGTTCTACTATCGGGTGTACGCAGCAGGCGTGAAGCACTATCCTCTCCCCGAATACATCGGGGGCAATGCTTGGATTGAGGCAGACGTACAGGTCGCCAACTTCCACAACAACAACCTGCGCAACAACTTTTGGGGCGGTTACTTGATTAATTTCAACAACGGCATCCCGACCCCCGAAGAACAGGGCGACATCGAGAGGCAAATCAAACGCAAGTTTTCAGGAACCGACAACGCTGGTCGCTTCGTTGTAACCTTCAACGATGAAGCAGCGAATGCCCCAACACTTGAACCGCTCACTCCGTCCGATATGGATAAGCAGTTCGAGGTATTAAACAAATCAATCCAGCAAGAGATATTCATTGCCCACCGTGTAACCAACCCGATGCTTTTTGGAGTCAAGACCGAAGGCCAATTGGGTGGACGCAACGAATTGGTCGAGGCCTACGAACTATTCAAGGCCACCTACGTCAACGACCGGGTGCGCAAAGTGGAGCGGATGATCAACTACTTGGGATCCTTCAATGGCGTGGAAGGGATGGAACTGATCCCGGTTGAACCCATCACGGAGCGACTAAGCGAACAAGCCTTGTTGCAGATTATGACCCAAGACGAACTGCGTGAGAAAGCGGGTCTGCAACCCTTGGAAAAGCCTGCCGACGTGGTTGGACCTAACCCCCAACCCGACGAGCAACCGCAAACCGTGGAGCAACTTGCCAGCAACGACAACATCAAGAAACTATCAGGCCGTGAGTATCAAAACCTGATGCGTATCGTCAGGCAGTATATGCAGGATAAAATCACGCTGGAGATGGCTCGGACGATGCTATCAGCCGGCTTCGGCCTATCTGCCCAAGAGATTGACACGATGCTCGGAGTGCAGTCCCAAGAGTTCAGCGAACCGACTTGGGGCGAAGAAGACGACGAAGACTACGGATGGGGCGACGAAGAGTTCAAGGTCTTGGAGGTCGTTGCAAGCAAGTTCGGATGTCATGCCGACGACTACCACGTGATGCACTCAAAGCCGATGCGGTTCGACACCAACATCGACGAAAACATCCGTTTAGCCTTTGCCGAGTTAGGCGAAGAAGAAGTCGAACTTGACAAGAAGATTGAGGCCTACCGCAAGAAGAACCGGGAAGCCAGCGTTGAAGAAATGGCTAAAGAGTTCGGGGTCAGCAAAGCCAAGGTTGCCAAGCGGGTCGCTTACTTAATCACCAAGGACCGCTACCCAATCAGCCGGGCCGTGGACAAGATTGCCGAGCAGAACCTGCCAAAGAACGTGAAGGAAGTTGCCGAGCCAGTACTGGAGGTCCGATACAAGTACGCATGGGCGACAGGTTTCAGCAACAAGGACAAAGGCTCCAGCCGTGAGTTCTGCAAGGTCATGCTGGACTTAGCCGGGCAGGGCAAGGTTTACACCCGTGAGGACATCGACGGGATTTCTGCAATCATGGGCTACTCCGTATGGAATCGCAGGGGCGGTTGGTATCACACGCCCAGCGGAGTGAATAGACCCCAATGTCGCCATGTATGGGAGCAGCAACTCGTCATCCGTAAAGGCAATAAAATTACGAAGGCATGAAGGCACTATTCATAAGCGAAGAAACGCTGCTCGACAATAGCATCATCAACGAGAACGTATCCTACACGCAGATACGCCCAACGGTCATCAAGGTCCAAGAGATGCGGATTCAGCCCATCGTTGGCTCTCCGTTGTATGGGGAACTCGTAAGCCAAGTGGTCAGCGGTTCAACGTCTGCACTCAACCAAACACTGCTGGAGGACTACATTCAGCCTGCAATGATTCAATGGCTCTACTACGAGTTGCCCATGGTCCTTGCGTTCAAATACATGAACAAGGGGATGGTCCGTAGAACGAGCGAAGAATCAAGCCAAATGAGCATGGAGGAAATCACCCGGCTGACCGACAAAGTGAAGAACGATGCCGAGTGGTACTCCGAACGGATTACTCGCTACCTGATGGAGAACCGCAACGCCTACCCTCTTTGGAACTCGCCTCCTTCTGCTTTGGATACGATTTACCCGAACGCCACCAACTACCGCACAGGGATGGTCCTTGACCGCAACAGGAGGATGGGAATCAGCAACCTTGACTACCCCTACCCTTACGGTCAATTCGGGGCGTGTAATGACTGCTAACGATGGGCGCACACAAGAAGAACATACTGAAACTGCAGAATTATGTCATGGATAAAAATCAAGCAAGCCCTGCTGGACCTTGCAAATGCTCATCCTCAGGTCAACTCCTTCGGGACGGGCGACCCTCTTGCGGTAGGCACGGACAACACGATAAATCTTCGAACCCCAAGCCGTGAGCGAATCGTCTATCCGCTCGTTTTTGCGGACGTTCAGTCTGCAAGTACTGACGCTGGTACTTTGGACTTGGTGGTTGGGGTATATTTTAGTGATAGAGTTGAGTCCATTAAGCCGATGGGCGGAGTGGTTTCGGGCAGCCCTACGTTGGGTTGGCAGGATAACGAAGATGAGGTCCTAAGCGACCAGTTACAGGTAGCACAGGACTTCATATCAGCCCTCACAAACGACCCAAGCGAGGACTGGACCCTCTCATCCAGCGTGAGCCTTACGAGGTTTGTAGAGAGCCGGGATGACCGCACGGCAGGCTGGCAGGCGACGATGACTTTTGAAATCCCTTACGGCCATTCGGTTTGTGAAATTCCCACATAAAAGACATTTACAATTAAACGCTAAAAAATGCCTACACCTATTTTGCAACAAATGCTCGGTCAGGGCGGTACGATGGAATTCGTTGACGCTGCCGTTACTGGGAAGAACTACGACTTCTTGGTAGTCAACACCGCTGCCACATTCACAACCCTTACCGGAACTGGAAGCGAGAACCTGCTAACCGCTTACAACTTTAGTGGCAAATCCCTTTCCGCTGGCATCGTTATCAGCGGTCGCAATGGCGGCAAGATTACTGCCGTTACTCCTTCGGTGGGTTCGGTCATCGGTTTCACATTCCTGTAATGCTGATAGGTTACGGCTACGGCTATCCAACCAACCAACTGCTTGGCGGTGGCAATCCGTTTTGGCTTGCCTTCAACCAACGTGCAGATGCTGACGGGGCTTTGCCTGCCGAGGCTGCGGTCAATGGATGCCTCCAAACCCGATTCCTCAACTCCTTCCAATCATACGCTTTCTTCGTCTTTTATTCAAATTCTTGGCTGCCGTTTATGCAAAGGGCGAACACCGACACGGCTGACGCTGCGGAGGTTCGCTTCATTAACTGCCTCGAAGTCCGAATGTATAATCTTTTAAACGCATAGCAGATGCCTGCAAGCCCATCACTCCTTATCGTCCCTGCCCGATTCAAGACGGGGAAACTTTACACCCAAATCGCTACGACTTCGGCTGGGGTTGTTCTCGGTTCATCGGGGGACTTTAATGTTACCCGTGCGACGACTGCGACCCGATTCAATTCGGCTGGCTTGATTGAGAGCGTTGCAAGCGGTGTGCCTCGCTTGGATTACTACACAAGCGGAGGAACGGCTGGCTGCCCTGCGTTGTTGGTGGAGGCGAGTGGGACAAATGGAATTCTTAACTCAAACAACACCGCAACGAGTTGGACGCTTGGAGCAAACCTTACAAGCGGTTATACTGACGTAATTGGTGTGAGCGGTAACAACTTGACTGTTGCGGTTAGTGGTTCGGGGATAGGCTTTGCATTGGGTAGGCTTGGTCGAACAGGGGTCAATGTTGCCCTTGCAAGTGGCAGCACCTATACAATTAGTTTTTTAATGAAACAAACGGGGGCACACACAATCGGTGGTTATTATGCAGCCATAACTGGTGGAGCGGCAGGCGACCTTGGTGGGGGATTTGATGTCAGCGGTTCTTTTAGTAGTGGCTCGATTTTTACCTATACAGGTGCTACATCAAGGATTCGTAGGGTTGAAAGGTTTGGGGCTGACGTTTATCGCTGTTCCGAAACCTTTACAATGACGGCAAGTGGAACTTTAACTAATTTTTTTGTAGCACCCCTTGTAAGCGTTACATCGTTCAACAACTCCGCAGTCGGTACAACGATGGGCTTCGCTGCCCCGCAAATTGAACTCGGTTCAATACCAACATCGTTCATCCCCACAACCACAGGCTCGGTAACCCGCAACGCAGACGTGATAACCCTATCAGGCGCAGTCAGCGGATGCATCGGGCAGACGGAAGGCACCCTTTATGCGGAGTTTGAGTATAGGACTGATACAAGTACAAGGAGAATTTTAGCATTAAGCGATGGCAATCAAATAAATAGGGTTATGCTTATTTTTGCTGCTGGCTCCGTATTTGCTCAAATTAATTCCCAAAGTATAAACATTGGAACGCCTGTGGTTGGCTACAACAAGGCTGCATTTGGTTACATTCAAAATGGTGTAAGCGGGACAATAAATGCAAGTTTAAATGGTGCTGCGGTAGTTTCGGGAACATCTGCCGCATATCCCGCATCGTTAAATACTATCAATGTCGGCAAGATTGAAGATGCAACACCAACAAGCCAAATAAACGCCCGCATCCGCTCTGCTGCAATCTACACGTCACGTCTAAGCAACGCTGAACTCATCGCATTGTCAACCCTGTAACGATGGCCTGTTTCCGTAAACTCTCGTTCCCATCTGCGAACATCGCAGACCAAGTCATCGCCACGTTGGACCCGATGGATAGCGTTGTAATCCTCGGCCACCTATGCGAACAAGCCGACAAGGAAGGCAACTGCGTCAAGGTCCGCAAGGAGTTCAGCGTTGATGTGCTATTCCACGCAGACGAACCGAGCGAACTCGCTGCCCCTTACATCATTTGGCCCGAACCCTGCGGTGTCCACGCCTTCGCAGGCTGGGAGGAACAATACACCGAGGACTACAACGCCAACAAACCCAAGAGCAAATGAGATTATTCCGCAAACGCAACCCCGAAACCCCAAAACTCCCTTTTATGAAATCAGCAGTCATCGCTTTACTTCGCCACCTTTTGACCTTCATCGGTGGTACACTCGTCGCCAAAGGCATCATCGATGCAGCCACTCTCACCGAAATTATCGGTTCCGTATTGACCCTATTATCAGTAGGTTGGATGGCTTTGGATAAAACAAAGGGCGAGCCGAACAAGTAATGAATCTAATCGAAACCACCATCGTCGGGAGCGTGGCAGCAATCGTCGGTGGAGCGGTCGCTTGGTTCACCAAAGGCCGTGTCGAATCGGACTCCCTGCAAGTCAGGCAAGCCCAAGCGGTCCTCGCTATGTGGCAGGCTACCAGCGAGTCCCAAAACAAGGAATTAACACAACTTCGTAATGAGGTCGTAAGTTTGCGTCAGCGGTTAGAGGAAATGGAGCATACCATCTATACCCTCCAAGCCGAGAATGCCAAACTTAAAACCCTCGTATGATTCTACCAGCCACCAAGCACACCCGAAACATCCACGAAGTAACCTGCCAATCAGGGCAGGAGTTCTTACTTGTCAGCGACCTGCATTGGGACAACCCCCATTGCGATAGAGGCTTGCTGAAAAATCATTTAGACGAAGCCGTCAAGCGGAATGCTGCCATCATACTCAATGGCGACACCTACTGCTGCATGGGTGGGAAATATGACCGCCGTGCGGACAAGTCCCTGATTCGTCCCGAACACAACACCGACCGATACTTTGACGCTATCGTGGACACCTCGGTAGAATGGTTTGCCCCCTACGCCAAAAACATTCTGCTGATAGGCTACGGCAATCACGAAACCGCTATCATCAAACACGGAGAAACGGACCTCCTGCAACGCTTCGCCAGCACCCTCAACTACGCCACAGGGTCAGCGGTTCAAGTTGGCGGATATGGTGGAACCATTGACATCCGAGTGCTGCACGATACAATCCGTGGAGTCAACTTCGTAGTGCATTATTTTCATGGGCATAGTGGGGGAGGCGCGGTTTCGCGCGGAGTAATTCACGACCAGAGGCTCCTTGCCGGGACCGAAGGCTACGACTTGACTTGGATGGGCCACGTTCACGAATTATACTACCACCAAAATATAGTTCACCGCTATGACCGTTCAACCAAAACCCTCATTCAAAAACCTATTCACCAACTTCGTACGGCTACTTACAAGGAAGAATGGGACGGAGGCTACATGGGCTTTCATACTGAGCGAGGAAGAGGCCCGAAGCCTTTGGGAGGCTATTGGTTGAAACTGGAAACCTCACGGAATAGTAGCAAGGACAACAAGGGTCCCGAACTTCAAGTCCACGCCACCTTCACGCCAGCGGATAGGTTGTACTAACCGGCAGCGGTCAGGTAGAGGTAACCGTACTCTTTCTCTGCGTTAAACTGGGGACAGGCCTTGGTTACGCCCGGAAAGTCCCTGTGTCCGATGATGCGGGCCTTGGGGTACTTCTTGAGCCAATCTAAGAGCACCACGGCAATCGCTTGACGTTGGCCGATAGTTCGGTCATCTTTGTCTTTGCCTCCGATATAACTCACGTGGAGGCTCGTAGCGTTGTGTCCCTGCACTCCGTTGGTTACGGCCGAGTCAGGAGCCAAGACCGTTACATTCCCGGTTGAATCAATGATGCGATGGTAGCCGACCGACTTCCATCCAAGGGCATCCTTCCAGTGCTTACGAATTGAGGCGATGGTCGTATGCTTCGGGGTAGCCGTGCAATGGACGACGAGGTGGGTGATGGTTCTCATTCTTCGGGGTTTAGTTTGTGAAAGTAGTTGACCGCAACAGGATCCGCAACATCGGGACCGCTGGATAGGTGGACCTCCTTGGTCCCGGCCCATTGAGCCATTGCCGGATCGTAGCCCAATAACTCGCAGGCTTTCCGGTATTCAAGCAGGAGGGCGTGGTTGCCTTCAAGGTCAGCGTTGTCAATGGCTATCATGAGCCGTTCCAAGGCGTTTGTGAGGGCCTTGGCAGGTCGGAGGGAGTGGTATTCGGGCATGGCTTAGGTTTGTACAAATGTATGGAAATAGCCCCAAATCGCAATAAAACGGGGGATGAATAATTTTTTTGCTACGAGGTGGCACAAAATAGGTTGGACTGCATTATCTTTGCTTTACAAACCAACCACAAAACCTAAACCTCAAAACCATGAAAAACACCACAATCGGAATCGAAGTAGTAAGAAGCAAAGGCGACTACGTTATAGGGCGTACAGGCATTGTAATCGGCATTGACACAGAAAAGAACAGAGCACAAGTCGAATGGCATAATGCAGACAAGTCTTGGGTTAAAATGGAAGTAATAGAGCCTACATCAATACCTTATGAGATTTTACCCGCAAAACCAATGTGCCGCAGAACTGGCAGAATGTTCAATCCGACCTACAAGCGGTTAGCCTAAATCAACCGAGGGGTGCGACTCGCCAACGCACATTCTTTTAACCTCAAACCTCAAAACCATGAACCACGAAACCAAAGCCAAACTCAAAGCAGCCCTCGCAACGGGCTACATCCTGCTGACCGCCTGCCTCGGCATCGCCTTCTTCGGCAGATTCATCTTCGCACTCCTAACCAACTAAACCCAAACCAAACCTCAAAACCATGACAATAGTGCCTAACAAGTTAACCCCGGAGCAACTCGCCAAGATTGCCGAGCCTCTACCGCCCGAAGCCATTGCAGCCCATCCTCGCATGGCCGGCCTCTCAACTATTAAGGGAATCTTCGTAACCGAGCGACTGAACCAAGTATTTGGTGTAGGTACTTGGGTTGTTAAGACCGACCTGTCCAGCCCCATCACAACGGTCCACACGACCACCAATGCAGGCCGTGAGCGTATCGAGTACACCGCAGTCGCCAAGACCATCTTCACGGTTCCCGAATACGCAATCTACTACGAGTGCATCGCATCCTCTACCAACTCCGATCCGGGCGACGCAGCCAAAGGAGCGACCACGGATGCCATCACCAAAATCGCCTCATGGATTGGAATTGGGATTGATGTCTATAAAGGCAAGCACGGAGCAGCCCCCAAGCCTGCTAACGCCAATTTACTGGACCTGAACGACAAACTCGGACTGGTCCCCTCCTACGACGAACTGACCACCGCAACCCTCAAGGCGGACTTCCTTGCATTGCTTGACAAACTCCCAGCCGAGCAGCAGGCAAGGTTTATGAAGGACATCGACCACATGACCCCTGCCCGATTCGAGAAAGGCATTCAATTCATCCAAAACCAACTTGCAAAACCATGAACCTACTTGAACAAATGAACGCTGACGAGTTTAAGAAACTCCTTGAGTTCAAAGAAAAGTACCCGACCCTTGGAGAGAACTTGATAAAAGCCTTGACCGAGAAAATTGTTGTCATCCACCTAACCGTTGATGATTGCATCAATTTATGCCAAGCCTTGGGGATTCCTTGGGCTGGTTTATTCAACCAAATCTTTGACGCTTTTAAATCGAAACCATGACCTACCCGACTCTAATTACCATCCCAAAGGCTGACATCTGCAAGGCAGAGATAGCCCAAATCGCCCAGCAATTGACCGACCGAATCAACGACGGAGAGGTCAACCCGGTCGAGGCCCACATCAAACTGAAAGCCATCGTCAAGGCTCTGGAGGCCACCATCAAGGCCACCGAGCAGACCGTAGCCGACGAAGCAGCAAAGCACGGCAAGACCTTCTCCGCCTTTGGTGCAGAGATAACCCTCAAGGAAGGGAGCCTTACGCCTAATTATGAGGAAGACGAAGTGTATGCCGACCTTAAATCGCAAATCAAAGCGAGGGAGGAACTGCTGAAAATGGCCTTTCGGCAAGCAGGGAAGACCGCTATCTTTGATGAAAGAACAGGCGAGCAGATTCCAGTCTGCACCGCCAAGGCCACGAAAGCGTCCATAGCCGTTAGTTTCAAATGAGAAGAGCCTCCGATGCCGTAAGGGTTTACAGGTTGCTATGCGACCGCCCCTACCGAGCCAAGCAGATCGCTGAACTGCTGGGCAACAAAGAACGCTACACCTACCGGGTGCTGCACGACCTCCTAAATTCCGGCTATGTCGGAGTAACCAAGTCTTACTATCACAAACTCGAAACCCCAACTCCAACCATTTACAACCCTTACCCATGAAAGACGGACAAACAATCGGCCAATGGCTGAACTGGGACTTCAAGGCCAATGGAATCCTTGAGATTCGAAACAAGAATGGCGCCCTACTCTACTATGAGCATTACGATGGACGCTGGCGTAAGCATGAATACGATTCGGATGGCAATCTTATATACGATGAGTGTTCAGAAGGTATAATTATGGACAATCGCACTCCCAAAATTATCGAACACAACGGCAAAAAATATCAACTAATACCCAACCAAAACCCCCAACCATGAGTTACACCCCCCAACCCAACACCTTCACCCTGTTCGTCAACGACAAAGGCGACAACCCGAAACGCCCGGATTACAGGGGCGATGTGGTTCTCCCCGATGGAACCAAGATGCGCCTCTCCGGGTGGGTCAAGGAATCCAACGGCAAGCGGTTCATCAGCGGTAAAGTAGAGCCGATGCAGCAGCAGACCAGCGGTGGAAATTTTGCACCCCAAGACGGTGATATGCCTTTTTAGTGTAAATTTGCAGGCATACTACATTTACAATTAAACGCATCCGCTTGAATTCCGGCCAAGCAGGTGTTAGATAAAGGGTTCCTCCACTTAACCCTGCCCTCAACTGCCGGAATCAGTTGGGGGCTTTTTTTTTACCATGGAAA